TGATTATCGCTATAAGCACGAGTTTATAAGCCGCGTTAAAAACGAGAAAAAAAAGAGAACAAAAAAGAAAGCCGAGAGCATAAGCTATTTATACAAAAAAGACGCGCCGCGCATATGGAATGCCGGACGCGATGAGATGGACTTGTGGGAGGGTCCGCGCAAGGGCGTTAACGAGTATTTACACCCCACAGAAAAACCGGACTGGCTAGCCATGCGAGCGATTCGCAATAGCAGCACAAGGGGGGGGATAGTGTTAGATCCGTTTGCTGGTTCAGGATCCGTTATGAGCGCCGCGCACAAGACAGGGAGGCGGGCGTTCATGATTGAGTTTGACCCGCTTTTTTGCGATGTGATTCGCGCGCGTTTTGATAAATTAAAATAAAATGGCAAAAAGCAAAGGCAGCAGCATAACAAAGACGGACAGAATGCTACTCAAGGAGAAAGTGCGGTCCTTGATGATTATCGATCCGCGCTATACCTCCGAGCGTATATTGGACATGTTGCGCAGAGATAAAAACTTAATGATTGACCCCGGCGCCTTCGGCTTAAAGACCATCCGCTCGCTTATGCGCGAGATTAAAGAGGAAAGAACGCAGATGATAGCCACGGCCAACATATACACACGCCTTGTCGGCATTTTGGATAAAAAGCATGAGCTTGAAAAAATGTTGTGGCGCGAGGCCACCAACCCTAACAACACACCTGCAGAGCGTATCGCAGCATCGCGCTTGCTTATTGAGCTTGACCTAAAAGTGTTGCAAGCGGAGATGGACGCCGGAGTATATGCGCGACACTTGGGCGTGGTGCACCATGCGATAGTGCCTGTCGGTCCTGATAAAAAAGAAAAGATAATGCAGGCGTTGCAAGCTCGCGGATTGATTGACGCAAGCCAAGATGAGATTAAACGCATTATAGATATTGACCCGGAGGAGGTGGTAGATGTGCCAATGGAGCGCGACACTAAAAAAAATAAAACAAGAGTATTAAGAGCGGACAGCAAGCAAAAAAGAAAAAACACAAATAAAAAGAAAAATGAAAAAGAAAGCAAAAATAAAAAGTAACGAGGAGTTGCTAGCGTTGGCGCAACTCATTGACCAGCCGGCATGGCGCCGTAAAATGGCGCGGACCCTTGGCGGCTTTGAAACCGTCTACTTGCCCCACCATTTTTCTTTGCCGCCCGCCAACTACCACCCGACGCTCGATGCGATTTTGACCGACCACAAAAAAAGATTTTTAAACATTATCGGCCACCGCGGCAGCGGAAAATCCACAAAGGCAAACCTTTCGGCCGTTTTATGGTTTGCGCTCGAGCACGCCAACCGTTACCCGTTTATTATTATTGCGGCGGATACCCAGATGCAGGCAAAAACACACATTGCCAATATACGCGAGGAACTTGAAAACAACGAGTTGTTGCAAGCAGATTACAGCTTGGACTTATCGCGCGTAGAGTGGCAAAAGCTAGACTTCACACTCCCTAACGGTGTGCGTATCTTGGCCCGTTCGCGGGGGCAAAAGGTGCGCGGATTAAAACACAGGCAGCACCGCATAAGCGCAATTGTGATTGACGACCCGGAGGACATAGAGTTTGCGCGCAAAAAAGAAAACCGGGACAAAACGGAGCGGTGGCTCCGGCAGGAGGTATTGCCGGCGCTTGGACCGCGTGGCCGGTGCATAATAATTGGGAACATGGTCCATAAGGATTGTCTCGTGGCCCGCCTCGAGCAAGACAAAGAGTTTGAAACCTACAAGTTCCCGCTTGTAGATGATCAAGGACAATGTCAATGGCCGGCGCTATATCCGACACAAGAGGACCTAGACCGCTTGCGAGCGCTTGCCGGCAATGTGGGGTGGCAGCGCGAGTATTTACTCCGGCCGGTGGCCGAGGAGGGCCAAGAGATAAAGGACGAGTGGATCCGATACTATGACAGCTTGCCGGCCGAGTGGACCGCAAAGGGCGTAGGTGTAGATCTAGCGATAAGCAAAAGCGACAAGGCAGACTATACCGCAATGGTGCCCGCCATGATACAGCACGACAGCGAGGGGCAGCCGCATATATACATATTGCCTCACATTGTCAACGAGCGGTTGAGCTTTAAGGAGACGATAGACCAAGCGCAAGCACTAGCGCGTGAGCTTGGCGATTCTATTTTTTTCGTGGAAAAGGTAGCTTATCAGCAGGCCGCCATAGAGGAGATGGAGCGCAAGCTATTGTCGGTGCACCCGGTTAAGCCCGGGAGCGACAAGCGCGCAAGACTCCGGACCATTGCGCCATATATACAAAACGGCACGGTGCTATTCCCGAGGCGTGGCGCCGAGGACCTGATAATGCAGCTAACCGGGTTCGGCATCGAGGCGCACGATGACCTCGTGGACGCATTCGTCTATGTAGTGCGTGGACTCGTGGACATGGCGCTTAACCCGCCGGAGGTTGTCACATTTTAGTTTTTTGTTTTTTTATGGAAAAAGAAAAAATCAAAAAAGAAAAATGGGAAAAAATAAAAGAGGTGGCCGAGCGCATAGAGTATGGAGAGCTCCGGATAATTATCCAACGCGGGGAGCCGGTGCGTATAGAGCAGATAGTAAAAAGCATAAAGCTTGATGATCCGGACGAGGTGGACCCGGGCGTTGTTGTGTTGTAGCTACAAGATAAAGCAATGTAGCTAAATGGCTACATTTTTTTATTTTGTAGCTCGCTTTTTGACTGATTTTTAAAATGTTGCATACTTTCAAAAACGCTTGAAAAAGACTTGACTTTTTTACTCATAGGTATATAATACAGGTAAGCTAACATAAAGTAAGGTCAATGTTAGCTTGATTATTAGCCCTAAATAAAAGCTTATGAGTAAAAAGAACAAAGAGCTATTAGAGCGTTACGAGGCTTTGCTTGATGCGCTAAAAAGCTCATATCAAAATGAGCAAAACTATTACTTACCAGCAGGTAGACAATACCTTAAAACATTGAGCGCGCTTAACACAGCCTGCGCGAAAGCAAATGTAGATATAATTGAAAATGAATATTGGAATAAATATGGCAGACAAATATCAGGACGCGAGGTTGCGCTCGATGATATACCGGCAGTAGTTGGCGCTATATTTGAGATAATAGATGAGCTTAAAAACGGCGGAAAAGTTAAGAGAGATTACGCCGGGACAAAACGAGGAGATGTTATTGTAGCTCGCAGTGCAATAGGAACTCAATTTGAATACTTTCACGGCAGAGGATCAAAACGCGACCAAGCAGAGAGGATAGCCGAGTGGCTATCTAAAAGATAAATTATAAGTTTAAAAAAATGCATATGACAAACATAGATCCAAAATTAAAAAAATTAGTAGATGATTACTTGGCAGGCGCGCAAAACTCAATAGATTTATGGGAAATGAGCTTGCCGCGCGCCCGACAATTAGAGCTTGCCGCAAAAGAACAGTTCCTTGATGAGGTGCGCGAGCTTGGCCTCGATCTAAAAGAGGCAAAGGAGCTCTGGGTTGAGGTTGTAGTTAATATTGGCATTAACGACCAAGAATACTTTGAGCGCTATTACCCGGAGCTTGCCTAACCCCACGCCCGTGGGGCGTAGGGCTCACAAAAAGTGTCGTGTGTGGTCCGTGAGCCCTACGCCCCGCCGGAGTGGCGGGACGCCGCAGGCAGCTGCCGGTGGCCATAAGGCCACAAACAAGACAGCCTGCCGCGTTGCACACTTGCGCGCAGGAGCGCGCAAGAAAAAGTGGGATAATAAGCGATGGCAGATTGACTAGCACCACTCCGACTGTGTGGTGGCAGCGATACAGCCGGACGACGCCGTAAAACCGGGAGTCCTGCTGCTATTGTATATGGCGGGCAGGTTGGCGTCGGAACCCGCTAGTTTGGGGCGTATGCCCCCGGCCGGCCGGCAAAGGTGGATAAGCCGGCCAACATGGCCGTCTTATTAGTTTTATTTTTTAGCTTATGATCAAAAATCAAAAATTGATTGAAACTTTACACATTTTGAACAAAATTTTTACTTTAAACAAAAATGTAAAAAAGAAAGCATACGAGTTTATCTTATGCGATGAATGTGGTGGCTACGGTTGCTGGAGTTGCGATTATAACAGCGGCTATACAGAGGTCGACTATGACCTGCGCGATAGTGAGTATGCGCGCAAGACCGCTTTAATAAAACAAGCAATAAACAACATTTATCGGCATCGCTTGCCGATTAAATATGGCTATCGATACAACCGCTACGGCGAGCGCGTGATATACTTCCAGTATAACGACCTGCAGGTTAGCTTCCACGATCCACGCCGGCAGATATTCTGTAAGCGATTCCGCGGAGATTGGATTAGCAGAAAAAATACGCGCATCCCGTTTGGCTTTATCTACGGCGCGCCGTATAATTTTAAGAATCTAAAAAATAAATAGCTTATGAAAATATTTTTACCAAAAATGCAATGTCAACGATGCGGGCATAAATGGTATTTGCGCCGAGAGGAGCTCCCGGCCATTTGCCCAAAATGCAAGAGCCCGTATTGGGGTTTGCCTCGCAATGAGGACTTGGAAAAAATAAAATCTGTATTGCATGAGATTAGCGGGCAAGAGGTTAAGGTTAATTGCCGCAAGGCCCGTGATTGTGAGTTTATCTCCGGGCCGTGGCGGCTTGTATATAATTTTGCGCGCCAACCCGGACATGTTACTCCACTTTTTGAGCTGCAGCGTGGCAACAGCGCTAAAACTTTTGAAAGCTTGCAAGAATTGCAAGGCGCGTTTGGACATGATATAATGTAGGCAACACGGACCCATAGCCAGAGCGAACAACGCGCGGCTTTCTTTGCAAATTCCGTGTGCTATAATTTGGCTATGGGTTTTTTATTAGATAAACTTTTCAAACTAGAAACAAAAGACAAAGCGGCTCCCGCTATGTTTGCAGATATAGCGACAGGGGAGTCGCTTTTTGGCGTCTCTACATTTAACCGCGCAGTTAAAAAAAATAAAGGTTGGGTTTATGCTGCGGTCCGGGCAATAGCCGAGGCGTTCTCGGCGGTCCCGGTAGAGCTATACCGCGTAAACAGCAAGGACGAGTGGGAGCGTATATATAACCATGAGATTCTAGATCTACTTGTGCAGCCTAACCCGCAATTGACCGGCGCGCAATTAAAAGCTATAACCGCAATGCACCTCGAGCTTGCGGGCAATGCTTTTTGGTTGCTTGATGATGTAACGAGTGAGAAAGACAAGCCAAAGGCAATTTATCCGCTTGACCCTAGCCGTGTCAGCATTGTCTATGACAGCGCCGAATACAAAGGCGCAATAAAAAAATACAGATTCCGAAAACGACTCGGCGGCTATGATGAGTTTGAGCCTTATCAGATAATACATCTGCGATGGCCAAACCCGGCAGATCCGGCGCTTGGGCTTGGCACGGTTGAGGCAGCCTCCGAGTGGATAGAGGCAGACGAGCGAGCGCACATTTACAATAAAGCATTTTTTGCCAACGGCGCGCGCCCGGGTCTTATCTTGCGCGCTAAAAAAGCAATAACGCAACAAGCAATTGAGATCATACGCAACTCGTTTAGCCGGATCTACGGCGGTCCGGAAAACGCAAACAAGGTTGCGGTTCTCCCGGACGATATCGAAGTGCAAAAACTAGAATGGAGCAATAGCGACTTGCAGTTTAGCGAGCTTTTGACAAAAAACCGCGATGCAATTTTAGCGGCGTTCCGTGTGCCGCGCACGGTGCTAGGCATAACTGATGATGTGAACCGAGCCAACGCGGAGGCGACTGACTATGTATTTATGAGTCGGAACATAAAGCCAAAGATGTATATGTTCATCGACCAGTTGAACGCGCAACTCGTTCCGCGCTACAACAGCGCCGGGGCAAGGTATGTTTTGTCTTATGAGGATCCGACACCGGACGACAAGGAGCTAAAAATAAGAGAGATGGAGGCAGCGACCGCAAGGCAACCTGTGATGAGCATCAACGAGGCGCGCGACAACTACTTTGGCTTGCCTCCGATTGAGAACGGCGACGCCGTGATGAGCGATTTTTCAAAGGTGCCGCTCGGCGCGCCAAAAGAAAAAAGCGCAAAAACACAAGTAAGCGTTAAGTTTGACCTCCCGAGCGACAAAAAAGAAAAGACAAAAAAAGCGATTAAAAATGTTGCAAAGGAGGCGGAAAAAGTTTTGCAAAAAAAATTAAAAGAAATTAAAGAAAATAAAAAGCAAGCAATTGCGGACATGACCGATGAGGAGTTTGACGCTTTGCATAAAGAATTTGTCCAGCGAGTAACGCAATATGAAAATAAGTTTGCAGATGAGGTCCGCAAGTTCAATGAATTATTGCGCAAAGAGGTAACGCGTAAGGTCCAAGAACTTTTTGCAAAAAGTTACAAAAAGAAAGTAAGCCCGGCGGAGCTGTTCAACAAGGGCGAGTGGTCCGGCTTGCTTGTCAATATGACCTTGCCAATTCTCATCGCGCTATATAACGATGAGGCAAACGCGGCCGCAGCCATGCTTGGCATTGAGGCGCAGAACTTTTTGACCGATGAGGCGCGCGAGGCAATAGAGCGCTACGCTAAACTATACGCAGACAGCTACACAGAGACCACGGGTAAGCTATTAGCGCAAAAACTAACCGAGAATCAAGAGCAAGGAGCAGACCTTGCGGCAATGACACAAGAGGTGCAAAACATTTTTGACTATTCCGACACGAAGCGGGCAGAGTGGATAGCGCGCACCGAGACTTTCCGCATCGGCAACTACGCAACCCGGGCAGCATGGCAAAAAACCGGGGTTGTTAAAACGATTAAGTGGTATACGGCAGCGGACGAGAGAGTTTGCGAGTTTTGCGGCAAAATGCACGGCAAGGTTATCGATATCGACGGCAAGTTTTTTGAGGTGGGCGACACGCTCGAGGGGTCCAATGGCGGCACTATGCAGGTCGACTATGCCGACATTGAGCATCCGCCATTGCATACGGCGTGCCGCTGCTATATTAGGCCGTGGGATATTGAGATTTAATTGTGTTATTATAAATTAAAAGTTAAGCGTATGATGGTTAAAAAAATAACAGACGAAATTTTAAAGCAACTGCAAGAGCAGGCAAAAGAGCTTGCGCCGCAAATTGAGAAATGGAAAAAAGAAAGCGAGGGCAAGCCTTATGACTTTGAGATGGTGATTACAACGGAGGACAGAGACCGCCACGATGAGGTGATTCTACAAGACGGCTTAAATGTAGATAACTACATGAAAGCCCCGGTTGTTCTTTATGGCCACCACAGGACAGCGTGGGACTTGCGCGAGGGCACTCCGATTGTCGGCTACACAGCAGAAATCGTAAAAGACAAAGCAACAAAACAAACAATAGCAAAGGGATACTTTGTGCCTCGTGGATTCTCACTTATCGCGGATCAAGTAAGGACACTATACGAGGTAGGAATGCCGATGCCGGCTAGTGTTGGCATTAAGGTTTTTGAGTATGATGCCGAGACGCGCACGATTATAAGCTCCGAACTTGCGGAGTGGTCCTTTGTCGAGATTGCGGCTAACCCACAGGCCACCGATGCATTGCAGCGTGCGATAGCAGCCGGGCTAGATGTCAAAGCTTGCATTAACACCGGCATTTTGTCGAAAGATTTTGAAAACTTTATAACAGTTAAAAATGATCCGGCCCCAGAGCAAGAACAAAAAGAGGAGCCGGAGGATCCGGAAAGTGAAAGCACTCCAGAGCAGACAGAAAGCGAAAATGAAAGCAACGCAGAGCAGACAGACGAGGAGGAAAAAAGCGAAAAGCAAGAAAAGACACTTGCCGAGCAGGTAGCAGCGCGACTAACGCAGATGCAAAGCCGGGTGCTAGATGAGATAACAAGCGCAAACAAAGATGTTATTGACCTCGTGAGCGAGGCCGACAACAACGGTGCGGACAAGGCATTGCAAGACCTTGTCTTATCCCGCGTTGAACAGGTGCTCCAGCCCCTCGAGGAGTTGAGTAAGCTTGCAGCGTTAAAGGTCGATGAGCGCGACAGCGAGCTTGAAAAATACGAGGAGCACAAAGCACTACACCAGCTTTTAAAGGCGGTAAACAATACCACAAGCGCCGCCTTGCAGCGCTTTAATGAAAAGCGCAAGAAATTATAAGTTAATTATAAGTTAAGTTAAAAAGCATATGGACGAAAAAGAGCTACAAAAAGCAATGGAGGAGGTATCCTCTACTGTTGAGGCCGCACTGGAAAAAGGCCTTAACGAGTTTAAGGACGAGGTCGTAGATGAGGCAAAGACAGTTGCCTCAAAAGAGGCGGAAAAAGCCGCAAAGGAGTTTGCAAAAAGAATGGCCGCAGAGCGCCTCGCATACGGCAAGGACTCAACCGGCCTTGACGAATCACAAAAAGCGCAAATAGCGCTTGCGGCAATTGAGCTATCAGGCGTAAAGGCAAACAC